TATTGCCGCCACTATACCCTGTAGCTACAGTAACTGCGAAAGATTGTGCTACATTGGTAGCTATAGTAGCTACGCCTGTAGTTCCTACAGCAGAAACACCATTTGGAAACGCAGTTATTTCTGCGCCTATTATGGTAACTGTACCAACTCCACCCGCAGCAGCATTTGGAGCATTTAAGTTTGCGGTATATGTATTAGCTACAACAGATCCAACAGAAGATGAGGCTGAAGAACCTGTAACATTCACCACGCCCTCATTGAAACTTATGGCAACTCTACCAACAGCTCCTGTCATAAATTGAGCAGGGTTCCATACAGGAGAAAACCCAAACAACTGTCTGCTTTCTTCTAAAGACCTATCTGGCCTAGCGTGTGCAAGACTTTGAGGATCAAATATTCTAACCCTGCCCAAAAAGTTTTGAGGATGATCGCCATCAGCAACATCCCGACCAACTCTTAGTCCAGTCTTTACGCCATTCCTAAACTCATCAACAAGCTCGTTCAGTGGATATCTGAAGCCTGTCCTGTCACAGAAGCCGAAAGCATATTTACTTCTAGCAGTTGTCATCCACCACCTAACATAAATGTATTGTACGGCACAAATTTGATTGATGCTGTTTCAGCATCTTCACCTGCCGCAAGCTCGAACTGATATTCATATTCTTGCTTTAAAGGAACAACTCTGGCTATTGCTTCTGGTTTTTTCATAGCTATTTGATACGCAAGACCTGCAACAAGACACGGAACAAACCTAGGCGGTATAGCCGCTGTTGTGCCAACGCCCGTTGCCAAGCCATCTATTCCCTTTAATCGATGAAAAGCCAAAATATAATCTGTGTCAGGAACGGGCCAAAGTGTTACTTTTGTTTCTGTAGCCAGTCTTTGAACAAATATTTGACTAGGCTTACCCTGTGTATTTTTATTAGATTGAGCTGCGTAAGTAGACACAGATATGCGTTGCAATGCTGCATCAACTTGATTTGTTCCTGTTCCAGTCCTTATTTGATGCTCGATTACATCTATAGTGTCTATGGGCATAGAGTAGGTTGCTGTACCTGAGCTTAAATTTAAAACACCTGAATCAACCGTAAAAAGATTGAGACCTCTATTCTGCCATTCAAGCAACATAATATTAAGGCTACGCCTCGCTGTTCGAAGATCGTAACCTGTGTTTAGCTCTAGACCTGCACGTTCATAAGCTTCTTCAAATATGTCAGGTAAATCTGGTGTAACGACTGCCATTTGCTATTTCCTTTTTCTACCACTAGCAGTGGTTGACCACTTAACTCTTTTGGGTCCAGTCTTCTTTTTGGCCTCTGATTTAGTTATTTTAGAGGCTACAGCTTTAGGCCGACACGCAGGGTAGGAACGCCGTTTGTCTTTCTTTCCACTTCGACCACATTTCTTACCTGTCTTTACATCTCGCCAATCTTCGGCAAACCATTTACCAAGACCACTTTTTTTACTAGGTTTTTTTGCCACGTTTAGCTACCTTATTGTTGCCGCCTTTCCAACCTCCACCTTTAGACTTGTACCATTTAGAAGCCCAAGCATTTGCATATGCGCTAGGATATACCTTGAATTTTTTTCTAGCCGCTGATTTTGCTCTAGACCATAAAGCAGAGTTCGTTGGGGTTGCTTTAGCCATTATAAAAACCTTCCTGCTACAGCCGCAGCAATGATTAAGACGGCAATGCCCCACAACCGCATATCAAGACGTTCAAGCTGTTTTTCAATACGCTCAAAACGTCTATCAGACTCTTTTTCATGTTTTTCCATAATCGTTAATACGTCTTGCGCTTTCATTAACACTTCCATCTTTTTCTGGCCTGTCTTAGACGGCTGTTTGGATCTTTTGCTGCTTTTGGAAACTGCTTCATCTGACCTGCAGATCTGGCGCAATAAGACTTACGCCTCTTTGCAGCCTTGCTACCTTTTTTAACTGTGCCAGTCACAGCGGTTTTAAGCTTAGAACCGGGGTTATCCCTACGATACTTAGCTACACCTTTAGCGGTCATACCTGCACCTTTTTTGGTGGGGCGTTTTTGCCCCCCCTTGATGGAGTGACCCTTCATAGTTCCTTTGCGAGCAGCCATAACATTAATTGAAGAATACTGTTATAGCCGTTAGTGCCGTAGCGGTAGCTACATGAATATCACTAACTCTAATCCCATCATCTGGAATATTAACGGCATGAACATCAGAGGCTTTTAGATCTAAATCTAGAACTGTAGCTCCACCGTTACCGTCTGAGATAGTTAATCGAGGTGTACCCGATCCTGATAAAACATGTATCTGCCGTATGCGAGCAGGGCCAACTGCGAGTGAGCCTGTTCCTGTGACACGCTTTGCCTTTACATCACTAGACATAGCTTACCCTTCTTTCTTAGGACGACCACGCTTTTTGACAGGTGCTTCTTCCCACGCCTCGTTCTCAGGAGTGTTCGGATCGTCTGCCTTTAGCGTTCCATCATCGTTTCTTGCGCGAACTTTTTCGGTGTTTTTCCAAACTTTTAGTGGGTTTCCATCTGGATCTAACCCACGAGCCGCTAGTTCTTCCGCGCTTGGTGGTGCGAATCTACTCATGATTTACCCCCTATGAAGCAGAAATGGTTGCGCCTGTATCGGAACGCTTCCAGTTTGTTCCGTCAGAGAAAGCCAAGATAGCAGCTCCTGCAGCGCCGTTTGAGATAAACGCTATAGTGCCTGTACCTGCTGTAGCAGCGGAAGGTGCGGCTGCAACTGTATAATTTGTTAGTGTGATAAGACCTGCAAAGCCATCAGTGGCTGTAACTGGACCTGAAAATGTGGTTGATGCCATAATAAATACCCCTTGCACAAGGTTTCGCCTAGCAGTCTGTGCAACGTCAGGTAGGGGAGTGTCCTGTCTGCAAGGCTAATGTTGCCCCTGCAAATACCATAACATAGATTTTACAAAAAGAAAGGGGCAACTTGCGCTGCCCCAGTTCGGGAGAGGTAATTCTCCTATATCAAAAGTTATGCGCCCGGTGAACCGAACATTCCTAGTGGATCAGATACACCAAAAGAATAACGCTCACGAGCTTTGTAGCGAACGTTACCTGTATCAAAATCACCGTCCATAGCCGTAGCCATTGGAGTACGCACGAAGTGCTTCATTCCGTTTGGAATGTCTGTGGTGATAAAGAACGCGTCTGTATCCGTTAGGTAATGATTCACACGGTAGCCTTCAGGGATTGATCCATTTGAGCGCAATGCGTTTGTATCGTTATCCGCTGTACCAGTGCGAAGCTCTGTCTGTAGCAGTCTTGTTGCCACGAACATCAACGCAGGTGGAACGATTAGCTTACGAGGGCGAGCCGCGATCAATAGGCCACGTTCGTCTGTGAACGCCGCAATATCAATAACTGACTGCTCTAGTGAGGTTTCGTTCAAGTCTGCATTAACTGCGAGCTTGTTAGCGTTTGTACTACCACCAACAGATGGGTGTGCAGTGCTAAACATTGTAACGCCATCACCTGAGTTGAAGCTTGTAAAACCTGTGTTCAACAAAGCTGCAGCCTTAGTCTGCTTGGTATAAGCCATAGCGCGAGCTAGTGCTTTTGTATATCGAGCAGACAATGAGTCGTACAAGTTGTCTTCCATCGCTTCTTCAGTGATAGAGAAACCCATTGCAACGGTCTCATGGTTGTATCGAGCAGTGTAATGCTCTTGTGCGTTATCATACGAAATCGATGCACCTTCTGCTTTCACAGGAGCCGCCCCAAAACCACTTAATTTGACTTCTTCTTCAAAACTTCTGTCTGAATTTTCTGTCTCATAAATTTCTGAGTGTTCGTTTTCGTATTTGTCGTATTCCAAGCCGTACAATGCGTTTAGGCCGGGAAGTAGCTCTTTAAGGAGCTGTGCGCGTGAAATAGCCATTAGTCAGTCTCCTATGCTTGACCTTTGTCCACAGTCATCGAATGATAACTAGGGGCAAATTTTACTAAGATATCTGGGAACCCATCAGTTGGCGGTGATACAAAACCCACAACTTTGAAGGCTTTTGTAGCTGAAGATGCATCTGCATCCATTGCCGTATTAGAGTTTCCAGTCGCTGTGCTACCTGTAGAAGAGGATTGCACTGCTGCGAATGTAGTACACATGCCTAAGTCAGACTGAGCCATAACCGCATCTGCTTGTGCTTGAAATAATACATTTGGATCATCAACAACTAAAGCTTTCGCATTTAGTTTACCTGAAGGATAATAGTTCGAATGAACTGTTTGACCTTCATCGTTCTGATACTCACAACCTACAAAAACACCAATAGCACCAATGCCACTGCCGCCTAAGTTGTTTGTTGTTGCGTCAGCACCTGAAGCGGTACTAATCGCAATATACCCATCCGTCCCGATTATGACGACTTG